GGCTGGTTCACTGGCGTCGGCCTGCCGAAGTATTTCAACGCCGCCGTCGGCATCGAAGACCCCTACAATGCGCGCCGGATCGTCAATGGCACCGACAAGGCCAACATGATCGCGGGCTACTATCAGGCCTTCAAGAAGGCGCTCACCTGAACCGAGGGAGGCGTGCGTGGCCGATCAGAACGCGCCTCCACCACCTCCAGCCCATGGCACCGTCACCGGCATCGTGGACCGCGTGCTGCGGTTCATCGATGCGCCGTGGAAGGCGCTGGTCATCTTCGGTCTGATCGTGACCTTGGGCGTGGGCTGGATACTCTACGACAAGCGCAACGAACTGTTCGAGGCGTGGCTGACCCCCGACACGCCGGAACTCAAGACCGCCGACATCCCCGACGCGCTCTCCAAGCTGGCGAGTGAAACCAACGCCGATCTGGTGCAGATATGGGCGGTTGATTTAAGTTCGAACTCGCAATGGTTTCTCGGGGCCAGACGCCATGATGGGGAACGTCCCGTGATCCCCAGCCCGCGCCGCTTGCCGATCATCGACCACGCCTCAGACGTCCGAAATCTCGTGAACATTCTGGATGGCCGCCCGACATGCGTGGACCTGACGCTGCTGGGGACGCCGGTCGCGCGACGGCTGGCGGAACGCGGCATGAAACGCGGCTGCGCGGTGCCGATCCCGCCCAACCCGGAAAGTTTCGTGGGCGTTATTTATATGGCGTGGCCAGAGAAAACCGACGACAGCAACGAGAACGTCTCGGTCGGCGCGGCGCGCGAGGTGGCTAAGAGGCTCTCGACACAATGATCCGGCAGTCGGGACACCACACGACGTTCTCTTCCCACGCCGAGAACCAATAGAGACACATCGCGCAACGGCGCTTCGTCGCGCCAGCGGGCGGCTCCCACGGCTGTTCGTTGATCGCGCGCGTGTTGTCCCCCCGTCCATCCTCTGGATTGACGGCGAGCCCCATGCGGAACCGACGCCGCGCCGCCGCACCGGGGCTGATGCCCATCCGCTCGCCAATGGCGCTGTCGGTCAGGCCGAGTTCCCACAGTTCCATGAAGAGTTCCGGTCTGTCTCTTCGCCGGGGCTTTTTGGGTTGCTTCATCACCACAACACAAGGAGATCGCGAACGTGACAACTTACTCATTCATGGACGTTGCCGCGAGCATCGTCGGTCCAGGGGGGTCGTTCTCTCTCGGCTACGGGTCGGGGAACTCGGAAGAGGGCATAACCGTGGCCATGGTGGAGAACAAGAACACCATGACAGTCGGGGCCGACGGCTCCGTCATGCATTCGTTGCACGCGGGCAATGGTGGCACGGTCACCCTGCGGTTCCTCAAGACCTCACCCACCAATCAGATGCTCTCTGTCATGTTGGACTTGCAACGTGTTTCCAGCGCGCTGTGGGGCAACAACGTCATCGTGATCAGCGACCCGGCCAGGGGCGATCAAATCTCCTGCACCAACTGCGCGTTCCAGCGGTGGCCAAATGTGGCCTACGCCAAGGACGGCGGCACCCAGGAGTGGGTATTTGACGCGGGCTCGATCAATGGCGTTCTTGGCGATGGAACCGCTGGGGCTGGATAAACCATGGCTGAATTCACTGTCGCGACCGTCGTCTATCGCACGCGTCACAAGCTGAACGCGCGACAGCAATTCCACATCGCGCGACGGATCGCGCCGGTCGTCTCGGTGATCGGCGCGGTCGTGCCCATGCTGCAAGAGGCGCTGCAACAGCAAACGATCACCCCGGAGACCGAAGACGCGGACGCTATCGGCGCGCAGATACGGGCCACGGCGCAGCGCATGACCGACCTGGAGGCACTGTCGCGGCCCATCATGGAGGCACTGGCATCCTTGCCTGATGCCGACTGTGACTACGTCCTGGACCTGTGTCTGGCCGTCGTGCAGCGCAAGCAATCGGGCAATGGGTCGGGGCCGGTGTGGTCGGACATCTGGAACGCGCGCGCCAACAAGCTGATGTTCGAAGACATCGAACTCCCGGCGATGCTGCAAATAGCGATGGAGGTGCTGAGGGAGAACCTTATGGGTTTTTTCTCAGATCGTCAGACGGAAACAATCGCCGCTACTCCGACGAGTCTCTTCCAACACTCGACTGGGTAAGCCTGCCGCACGGGGAGAGTTTCCTGATGCGACCGGCGCTGCGCGGCGTCTACCGCATGGAAAGTCTGATCGATGGCACACTGGACCTGGAGAACGTGATGCTGGCGAACGAAGCCCTGGACGTCATGGATGAGAACGAGCGACGGCTTTACCGTTGGCGGGAGTCGACCCAGCGATGAGCGGGCGGTTCCCTTACGGTGGCGCACGCGAGGCAGGCGGCGGCGAGGGCGGCGGCTACACGCCAGCGGCGGGAACGCCTCCGGTCGTGCAGCAAACGCCCTACGATATCTTTGGACCGTTGTCTGGAAACAAGCCATCGCAACTGCCGCCGATCACCAGGGGCTCCAAGATATTCGGGCGCAAGTGGAACCTGTCGCTCTTCCCGCCCAACAGCACGCAAGGCACGGACCTCTCCGAATTGCACATCACGTTCACGGTGAGCCTTCTGCCATGGGGGTCGCCGTCAACCCTGGACTGCATGATCTACAATCTACCTAGCGATATGATCGACAGACTATTTTTGATGAAACAGTTCACCCGCATTCGCCTGGACGCTGGCTACCATGCGCCCCAGTCCCGCTATGGTAACCTGTTCGATGGTAACGTGTTCTATGCCCAGCGCAGACAACTTAATCCCACTGACTCCGCGCTTCATGTCGTCGCCAACCATTTCGATAAGACATTAACCGAGGCGATGATAAACACCCCGCTTCAGGCTGGTCACAAGCCGGAAGATCGTTACGCCGCCTGCGTGGCGTCATTCAAGGAAATCGGCGTCACCATGGGGGAGAGCGCGAAACTCCCGCAAGAGCCATCGCCACGCGGGCGAACCCTGGTCGGACCAACCATGGACGTGCTGCGCGACCTGACCAAAAGCGACAACCTCACATGCAACATCGATAAGGGAAAGCTGAACACGATCTTCAAAGATCAGTACCTTAACGCCAATTCGGAGGCATTCGAGTTGAACTCCGATAGCGGCCTCATCGGTGTGCCGCAGCAAGAACTCGGATCAGGACTGACCATCCGTTCGCTGTTGAACCCACTGATCCGGCCCTTGGTCAGAGTTCACGTGAGAGAGGAAAATATCGCGCGTTTCTTAGTTCCAGACCCGCAACAAAACTATGGGCCGAACGCCGACCCTGAAGCATTGAAGCGGTTAGACCTGACGGCCAGAACAACAAACAACGGCTTCTATCGCGCCAACTCGGTGACCCACACAGGGGATAGTCGCGGCACGCCCTGGTATAGCGAAATCCATACCGAGGCGCTCGACCCGAGCAAGCTGATGCCATCGCTGGTGCCGAAAAACTGATGCCCACGATCCTCGAAGAATTCCTGGTATCGGTAAAGTTCGCGAAGGACTCCGCGAGCGAAGAGGGCTTGCTGGAGTCACTGAAGAAAATCGCCGGAACCGTCGGCGGCGTGGCCACGGCCATCGTCGGCCTTGGGGCCGCCGTCTTCGAATTGACCAAGAAATTCGCGGAACTAGGCGACGCCTCCTACTTCATGGCGCAGCGCCTGGGCTCGACCGTTGCCGACATCGACGCCACCGCGTTCGCCATGTCGCAGTTCGGCGTCTCCACCGACGAAGCCAAAAGCGCGATGGAGGGGCTGGGGGCCTTCTCGCGCAGCTACGGACCCATCGCCACCAACTTCATGCGCAACCTGGGGATCACCGCAACCGATACCGAGGGGCGGATGCGCCAACTGGGCGAGTTCCTGCGCAGGCAGGGGTTCGAGCCCGGTAAAGAAGGCACGATGGGCTACGCGATGGGCCTGCGGTGGGGGCACATGCTCGCACCCGGCGCGTCGGAACAAACACTACGCGGCCTCGCTGACCCGCACTTCCAGAAGACCCTGGACGAAGCCCACGAGGTCCAGCGGCATGTGTTCGGCATCCATGGCTCCGGTGCCGAGGCCGAGGCGGAACGATCCCGCGCGCTGGAGACGATAACCGCGCAAGCCCACAAGATGGCCGAGACGTTGTCGCTGTTCAGCTTCATGTTCGGCGCTCTGTCGAAACAATTCAGCGGGAACCTGTTCAGCAACTTGCAGCCGCAGTTCGAGCGGCTGTTCAAGACGCTGGAGCATTGGCTTCCAACCATCAGCAAGGCTCTGGGATATCTGGCCGACATCATCGGCGTGGTGATGTCTGGCATCAACAATCTGGCCCTTGGTCTCGATCTGATAGCGAAAGGAGTTAACTGGCTATCCGAGGCGCTTGGTCTGGCCATACCGCACCTGGATGGTTTCGGCGTCGCATTGGCGGCGATTGGCGTGGCGGCGATGGCGAACCCGTTCGGCATCGTTGTCATGGGCCTGCTTTTATTGCTGTCGGTGTTGGATGATTTCCGCGCCTACATGCAAGGCGGCAAACACTACTTCAACTGGGAAGGCTTGTTTAAGGGCCTTGAGGAAATTGGCCATAAGGTAAGGGATGTCCTCAATCCAATTGAGAAGTGGGTTAATGAAAAAGGCAAGGCGCTGTCCGATTGGGCAGACAACGTCAAGACCAAGATAGGCGAATGGGGAAGCGCCACCAACGCCTGGATACTCCAGGTCACGGGCTTCAACGCGGGTGAGGAAGCGAAGAAATTCACCACGTGGGCCGCTGGTATTCTGGCGATCTTTGAAAAGTGGGTCGGGGATAAGACCGGGGCTAAATTTGACGACGGCTTCTGGGGCTTCTTCAAATCCGTTGGCGGCGTTGACCTAAGAAAACTCGAAGGCTGGACCGACCTGTTCAAGCAGGCCGTGATCAGCGTCACGCCCATGGGTAAGCTGACCGATATATTCAACGCGCTCTCAGGCACGTTCGAAGGGCTGTCCAAACTCTGGATATTGCTCGTCGGTGAGAAGGGCGAAATCGGCCTGCTTGGCGTGCTGGGCAAGTTCATCGACAAGATGTCAGTCAGTATCCTAAGCGGCATCAGGGACGCCTGGGGCTTCATCGCGGACATCTGGGATCGAATGCTGGCGACGGCGAAAGAATTGCTGGGTCTGTCCAAGACGGGAGGGGGTGCTGGCGCGGCAACCGACACCGGCACTGGCACGAACCCATCCGCCACACCAGGAACCGGTCCCGCGATGACCGGGCCGGAACAGGTCGGCATGCGCGACCGTTTCATGAACCGATTGAGACTGGACGCGGGCGGCGGGGCCGCCATCGTCAACAACATCATGGGTGAGTCGGGCGGGCGTCCCGACGCGGTCAGTTCCAGCGGCGCGCGGGGCCTCGTGCAGTGGATACCGAAGGCCCGGTGGGCTCCGCTGGTCGCCTGGGCGAGGGCCAACAATATCGATCCCGAGACACGCGAGGGCCAGGAGGAGATGGTCGCGCACGACCTGGAGGTGAACTATCCCCAGGTGTTGGCGATGCTGCGGCGGACAGACATTTCACCGGAAATGAAAGCGCGCATCTTCTCGGAGATATTCGAGGCGGGCGGCAACCAGGCGCTGCTGAATTCTCCCGAGTGGTATCCCAACCACACGGCGGGCGCGAACGCGCTGGCGGGCCTGCCATCCGGGGGCGGCGGCACGAGGCTGCCATCCATCGTGCGCCGTAGGCCGAGAGAGCCTGGGCCACGGTCGCCAGCGGGGATTATCCCGCAGATGGCTCCTCCAGGCAGCACTGATATCCTTCCGAATGGGATTGGATCATTCAACGACATGCCGCTGATGCCTGGAGGCATGGGTGGTGGCGGCAGGAACAGCTTCGCGATGAACAACGACACCGACATTCACGTCTACGGCAGCACGGACCCGGTCGCCACCGCGCGCGAGGTTGGAGGGCACCAGGAACGCGTGCTTGCCAATCTGGCGCGCCTGCACACGAACTATTTCGGATGAGCGGACTGGTTGGACGTCTGACGCCGCTGGCACCGCTGGTCAGCGTCGGCCAGCGGCTGGCGAGCGCGTCGGGGATTGATTTCGGACCCGTCGCGTTCTTGCTGGGCA